CTGTACCTTCATCAAAGTTAAAAAATTGACTAACTTTACTACCCACTAATAAATCTGGTGCTTCATCACTACCAGCTAGAAATAATCTTTGCTCATGAAATATACAAGCAGCTGGATAGCCTTTAGCATCACTATATAATTGTTCATCCCAACTAAGTGTTGGTGGGTGAGCAATAACTTGTACTCTTACTCCTCCTCCAGTATTGGAATCAGTAGCTAGAGCATGTGTAGCACCATAAGTAAATATAAAATTATCTTCATCTAAAACTGTTATAGTATGTGTAGTATTTAGTGCAGTATCAGTTACACCACTACTTGTATTCGCACCTGCTATAGTAATTGAATCACCAGTTGCAAATCCATGAGATACCATAGTAGTTTTTACTTCTCGACTACCTTCTGTAAATTCAAATGGATCATCAATAAGTTCTATAGCCACATCTTCTTTTAAAGTAGCAGTTACTACTGTAGAAGAAGTATAGCCTGTTATTAATAATTCAAATCCATGATAGCGTATGACTGCTCCAACATAATCAGATGTAAAGTATGCAGCAGATGTTGTACATGTTACTCCTGTTCCTGCTGTTGTAGTATCGATATCAAGTGTTATAGTGTTTGCAGCAAATTTAAAATATGGCTGAAATATTCTTTTACTATCACTTCTTTCATCATAACTAAAATCAGCAAGACTAAATGTAGTTGCACCTGTACGAGTAAGTTTGTAATACTCCATATCTTTATGCGTGATAATTACAACATCACCTTGTTGGGTCATATTTAATTCAAATAATTGTGCAGTTGTCCAACGACAAGACGATATAGTTTGCAATAATGAACCAGCTACACTATAAATTTTTAATTTAGTATTTTGAAAAGCAAGTATATATTTTTGATCTGCACTAAAGATAAATGATTCTAAGCGTGTAGTTTCTCCAAGATCAGCAAGATATAAACTACCAGGCCTTCTTTCAAAACCACCTTGGTTAAGACAAGTAATATTTCTAGCTTTCTTTAAGGCTTGCCCATATGCTACTAAATCTACTCTGCCTAGTAACTTAGGATCTATTTCACCTCTATGAAAAGTTGATTGATGTACTCTTTGAATAGGCATCTATTAACTCTCTACTACTGCATTTATATTACCAATAGAACCTCTATTTCTTCTATCTCTAAATCTATTAACATCAACTCTTCTAGTGGTTTGAGCTTGACTATCTACATTTCTAGCTATTGCTAAAGATGTAATTGCTCTTTTGTTATATAGTTCAGAAAGATTATCATTACGAGCTATTGCTCCTGCAAATAAAGAAGCTAACTCAAATACTAAACTTTGTATAAAATATTCTGGTAATTCTGATTCGGTAACAGAAGATGTATAATCTGCAATAACTGTATCTGTTGCATCAGCATCGCTATATATGTAAGTATTATATCTGTCATACTGAATAATATTATCACTTACAGATATAGTATGAATGATTAAAGCATCTGCTGGTAATGTATGTTTACTATTCCATCTGCCTAAAGGTGCAGTTGAATCATAACTTAGTTGCACTTGTTTTGTAGCAAAACGCCATCGACATCTAGTCAATAAAGTATTCAAAGTTGTTTCATAAAGCTGACTTGCTACTTTAGATTCTGTAGTGTTTTCTGAAAAACTGGTGATAGTATTTGCTCCTACTAACACTAATGCTTGGTTGCATATATCAAATTTACTAGCCATTACTATCTCCTATAAAGCGACAGAAGGGGAGAACAAGGGCTAACTCCCCTCCCATCTATTTGTGTGGTTATGTACCGTTAGTTGTTGTAACTGTAGCAGCACCTGTAGCTGATGATACTGTGATCACATCTATGGTAGCTGTTCCACCTGTAGAGCATACAATTATAATTACATCAAATTGCTTTAGCTCGTTAGTTACATCATTAAAATAACCAGAAGCAACTACTGTTGATAGTGCATCGGTTGATTGATACATAAAGAGGTTTGAATCTCCTGCACCACCTATTTTTTTCAACGCTGTTGATGATAATGCCATTAAAACCTCCTATTCTGTGATTTGACACTCAATAGCACCATTGTTGTCAATCATGACTGCACCCATACTCATGTAAGATGTAATCAATGAAGAGACTTTTTCTGGTACATAGTTAATCTCAGTACGAACATCAGAACCAGTTGCAAGACCGACTGCTGATTTATGAAACGCATGACAGTCTCTAGTTGTTCCTGAAAGGGATAGACCTGAATGTGTAAACCACATAAAGCCTAACCATCTTTTAGCTGTTAAGCCACCTGAATATGGAAGATCACCTTCGCCTACATACTCTGCTCTTGAGAACTGATCTAATTGTAATAGGTCAGCCCAACCTGCAGGAGATACAACAAAGTATCTTTGTCCATCATCAGGTACATCGCCTTCACCAAAGGCTTCGTACACAGTTAATGCTTTTGCTAATGTAAGACCAGCAGAACCATGAACAACATTATTTGAGTTAGAACCTGCGTCTAATACATCAATAATAAGTTGGTCAGTTTTACGGCCTAAAGCAGCAGCAGCACTTTGTGAAAGAACTTGTCTTTCATCAATGTTTGTTTTTAACTCATCTAAACGATCAACATAATCACTAGCATAGAAATCGCTAAGTGTTACATCAACTGTTGTATGAGAAATATCCATAGTAGGAACATCAGCATGTCTCGACTTGGTAACGGCAGAACCAGTACCAGCTTTTTGGAAACGAGCTTGATTCCCTTTTACATTCTTGCTTTGTCTAACAGTATTCATTAGTTTAGAACCCATTCTTTGATAGGCCATGTGGACTTCTGATTCAAACTGTTTTATAAAAGCTGTAGAAATCGATGTACTCATCTTTTACTCCTATAAAAATTTCAATTACAATTTTTACAGTTGTCCATCAGAAGTTAGTTCGGTTGTCCATATTGGGCCGACTTCCCTTAAAATGGGCTGTACCGTTACCTTTGTTTTAGGTAACTGTTTATAAAAGTAATACATTTTTACCCCATTGACAAGTGTTGGTTTTTGTGCAAACGAAAAATTTTGCCATTTTAACCAACGAATAGACTTTTTATGTTCTTCAACAATAAAGTTATAAACAAAAGTATAGTGTGATTCTAAGTAAGAAAGCCATTTAATATTGCGTTGTAAGAAAAATCTTTGATGTTTATCTAATAAATATGATGATAAAAACCATATACTAGCTACATTTGGGTTTCTTTTATTCAAAGGAACTGCTCCCCACATAGCAACTATTTCATTTGATTCTTTCTCAAAGATAGTAAAAGTATGTGTGTTTGGTCTATTTACTCTAAACGGTATAAGCAAAGCAGACAAAGGGTCTATACCCATAGCTGCGACCTCATATCTATCAAGAGGTTTAAGTTTTGGGGCTAGGCGAAATGCATCTTCAGGTATAGACTTTTCAACAAATAATTTATCCACGATACAGGCGTTGGAATGCTTCATCTACTTTCTTAACATATGATTCATCCCTGTGCCTTGGATCAAAATATCTTTTATCTTTCATCATACTGCGTACATCAGAAAGAGTTAACTGTCTATCAGGTTGAGCCACTTGTTGCGATCTGTTGTAATTTGTTTGATTTAATGACTGCTGAATTTTTTCAAGCACTTCAATACCGTCTGCTGACGAACCTAGAGAGTATTGTATAACTTCATAATCTTGTGGTGAAAAATATGTTGATGCCCAGCTATTAACTGCATCTATACGATCTTTACCATTTTCTCCTAACTTCTGCATTTCTTCATCTAAATTAGGCTGATTATCTAACATTAAATCAATATATTTATTGACACCTTCTTCATACTCTTCTTGCGTATAATGGTTTTCTTTACAATGATTTGACCACCATTCTGACATTGGATTTTCATTTACCATTTCATCTGTAATGCCTTCTGGTAATTTAGGCATAGCATATGTTTCTGGTGTCTCTTCAATCGCTTGTTCTTCCAACTCTTTTATAAATTCATCTTTTAAACTTTCTTTTTGATTGCCCATATGCTTTTCCATTTCTGCATATGA